CACCTCTTCCGCCAGAACACAAGCAAACAAGCCGCTTCCGAGCGGCTTTTGCTTTATACCCAACATAAAACCCAACATAAGCAATAATGCTTAAATCCCTTTTAGCCATTGAATAAGTGACACGCGCTTTCCCTTTGTTATCGGTGTGACTTTGTGCAATAACTCAGATTTGAATATACAGGCCATGCCAATATCGCGGCTAGCTCTCAAAGTCTTATTACTTGCCAGTATCACCAATAGATCACCGCCTTCATAGTTATCAGATAGCTGAATGGATATTGTCAGCCTTCGCTTGTTTCCATCGTCTGTGTGCCATTCAAACTTATCACCTTTGGTGTAGGTCAGATAATTGGCTGTTTCGGTCAGGATTAAATCACCAACATTCATGAAGTCTCTAGCCTCTGCCAGTGCTGTGAATATGCGTTTGAATATCCACTCATAAGCTGGGTTATCTTGCATAATCCGTGACTGTTTAGCTTTGAAGTGATCAGGCTTCAAGCCATAAGAGGTTTGCGCTGCATATCTGGGGTGCTGATCGAGTAGCTTTTTAATCTCTTCACATTCTGCCGCCGTGAATAGTCTTAAACTGATTGCTTCCCTAGTGCGTAGATTTTCAAGTTCTGCCGCCATCCAATTGAATGTAGTCTGCCAGCATGAGTTATTCCTGTATAGCCTGGCGCTGTTATACCAGTGAGTAAATGTGTCGGCGGCTTCCCATCTCCAGCAGGAGGGATTCCCTAAACCAATCCATACAGGCTTACTCATTGCACCAGCTAAGTGAGCTACTGAAGTATCCACCGTTATAACTAGGTCTAGGCTTGCAATAACGCGCGCTGTGGCCTCGTAACTGTCTAAGTCATGCCTTACCATCCATGAGGGTGTTTTGTCGCTCTCTGTGCCCACTTGCAGCGAATGAAAAGTAATGTCTGTGAAGCCTTCAAACGCTTGCAGGACTTCATGACTTGCTGATCTAAAGTGATCTGTAGGATTGATATTGTTACCGCGCCAACATACGCCAACATTAAAGCCAGTTAGCTTTTTACCTTCTAGGTGTATATATGGCTCTGCTTCATAACCAGCATTCAATATATTCGGTAATGTGAAGGCCACCGCGTAAGCATCAGCCACGCCAGCAGTATGAATAATGTCTGCATCTATTACGCTGTCTATGTCGGTGTTAAGTGCTATGAGGCTCATTAGGCTGGGGTATGCTGCCACCGTTAAATGATTGCACAATGGTCTAGCTAGTTTAACGTAGCGCAGGAATTGTAGCGCGTCACCGTTGCCCTGGTCTAATATGATTAAAAGCCTGTCTACTTTCTCGCCTGTCCATAGCGGTATTTTGCCCTGTACAATTTCCAGAGGTACGCCGCCTATGCTGCCTTTATTCTGATACTCGTTAGCTACATATTTGAAAAACTCTTTAAAGCCTTTTTTCTGGAATATGCCATGTAAATCTATATTGGCTCGGTTGTCTTTTTTAGGTGTGAATGTATAGGTAATTTCAACTAGTTCAATTCTAGCTGTAGGATTCTCAGGCTCTAATGTGAGCGCTGATTGATAACAGTGTGCGGCCTCTTTTAACTTGCGTGCAATGCGGTAACACTTACCTAATATCATTAGGCTGTCTACGTTGCCACTGTTTAGTGTGTCGGCGCTCTCATGTGCTGCAATGGCTGCATCAATATCACCGCCCACAAAGTAAAGGCCAGCGCATAGCCTTTGAATATCTTGATTATCAATTTTAGACAGTAGATTAATTCTAGGCTTGGCCTCTGCATATCTGCCACCCATCACCAAACTATGACAGTCGTTTAATGCTTTCTTTATGATTTCACCATTTAGATTCATACCAGCCCCTATACAGTTAATAAAAAGGCCAGCAGAATCACTCTGCCAGCCTCTCTTGTTACTTGTTAGCCTCGCGTCTTTTACGAAACGACTGTCTAACTGTCGGTGTTTTTGGGAAACATGGCACTAACCGACTAATCCATGTTTGGGAAATGCTTTTCAGCTACCGCCCAACTCGGTGTTTAAACTAAATCGTTACTACTTGTACAGCGCTAGGTGACAATACAGCCATACCAGCACGTAATTCCGACCTAGCTGTCAGAATATTTTGTACGAACTGAGAATTAATTCTGCCGAGTTCAAAAGCTACAGATTGACGGTCGAGCAGTAAGCATTGAGTAGTGTCTAAGACAATCGCTTTGTTAGTCGGTACAGCAGCGCTTTGTAGTACAGGCACGCCCCAAATGCTCGGTGGGGCTGGGTCTGCCCATCCACCCGCAACATAATCACCAGCTACCAGGCGCTCGGCTCTGAGTTCCTGCCATTTAGTAGGGTGTAGCAATACTAAGTTAGCATTCCAGCCAATGGTTTGCAGTTGTGCTTGTGCTTCGCCAATTGCATCCGCATCTGTTGCGTTTGATGACTGTGTAAATGCAGTACCTTGAGTAAGTAAGCCGCTGATCTTGCCAGTGCCACCCACGCCAGCAACTAGCTCGTTTTGCAGTTTAAGCAATACTGAGTAATTCAGTCGTGATTGAACGAAGTTCATTAAGGCGGGCTGGTCGGATAAAATTTGCTCGCTGAGCGGCAATGTCACCGCTATCGTCGCAATGTTTGCTTTCAGCAACTCTGTAGGCAGATTGCCTTCTTCTTTAGTGTCGCCTTGATTAACTTGATAATCAGCTGCATCAGTGTAGGCGCTATCTAACGCTACATACTCCCAAGTGCCAGCAGTAGTGCCAATGCGAGGCAATGAGCTTAGCAATGTCAGCTGTGTGCGTGTATCGTTAGCGATCTGAGCAAATCTGGCAGCCTGTACAGGGTAGGGTGTATCTGTTGAGCTTGCGCCAGCATCACCCACTACTAGAGACTTGAGTAAAACATCAAGTGAAGCTTCAGAAGTAATGATTGCTGATTTCTGTTTGCGGTCACGAAAAGCTGATAATTCAGCAGACTGTTCAAATAGGCGGCTAATGGCTTTAGTGTTCATGCCATTGTGTCCACTCATTAAACCGTTGCCTGTGGCGTTCTGTGCCATCTCGTTCAATGATGCAGTCATAGACTGATATGCTTCTTTCAGACTTTGCACTTCGCTTTTAGTCTGATTAATTGCAGCGCTTGCCTTAGTTGTAAATTCATCAACTGAAGCTTGTAATTCTTGGATATTTTCCATGATATGTATTCTTTCTTAAAAATTGTTTGCAAGTTTTGCTATACGATTTGCTAGGCGTGAAATTTCTTCTTTGTCGGCTTTTACCCAAAATCCCTTTTGAGAAATGTCGGCGGCTTCTTTCCTTGAAAAGTTGCCAGCTTCACGAAGTAGAGTTTCAAACTCTCGCAATGTGTGAGGCTTTGCTGAATTTAAGTTTTTAACACTGGTAACACGTGCTTGAGGATTGCTAGGTAGAGACACTAGCGAAATTTCCGCAAGTTCTACATCCAGCAAGTAATTAACGCCGTTTTTTACTTGGCTACCGTTTTCATTAACTAAGTAACCAATAGAAAAGGCTGTAATGTCCTCAGCCTTTAAATGCTCGAAAGCATCACGGCCAGCTTGAGTGTTAAGGTTGAGTTTTCCACGCACATACAATCCACGTTCGTCTTCTCGTATCTCTAGCCATTTGCCAACAGGTTGAGACTGTGAATGTGCCCATAGCATCACTACTGGTTTATTCTCGCTAAGTGATTTCTGAAATGCGCCTTTGACTACCACGTCACCGTGACTGTCTAGCACGCCCCAGACTGAGGCATAACCTTCGACGATACCTTGAGTATCTGCCTTAAGTTCTAAGACTTGAATTGATGATGTTTGCATGGCTTCTCCTTAAATTAAACATCGGCTCAGGTTGTTTTTTTGAGCTTCATCTAAGTTAAGCAATCCCTGCTAACAATTTGAAGTATCGAATACACATCCCGCGCATTGATGATTTAATTATAAACCTAAATGTAAACTAAAACATTAGATAAACTACCTATGTAATTGATTTAAATTGATTTAATCTAATTTAGGTTTATTGATACTGATTGTTACTAATGGCTTAATTGATCAACTACTACAATCTCGCTGATCGTTGCCCGCTCTTTAGTTTTCGCATTAGTGATCGTCACAGCGATAGTGATAGTGCGGTCAAAAGGCGCTGGATTCATTCCAATGTTTAAAGAAATTTGATCGCCAGCAGCACAGCAAGCCATCAATCCATTTCTGGTTTTATCGCTAAGTTCCGCGAACCAATCAACCATCACTCTGTTAGCCTGGTTAAGTAAAATTTCTAAATTGTTTTCTGTGTTCATGATGTTGTCCTTATTAATATTCCCAAGGTTTAGTAGTGCTGTGACTGACGATGTCAGGCGCTTTGTTAGCTCGGTATATGGCTTGATGAGTTAATCGCATAGAGCGCATTAAAACCGATATACAGCCACTCTGTTTAGCGTGCATCGTTTGCAATTTCTCAAGCCGTTTCAAGCCGTCATCCTGAAGCGCCCACTCTGGCTTGAAGTTGTCAAGCATTGCGCCAATAGCGCGTTCCTGCATGATGTGTCTGCATAGCGTCTCAAGCATGGCTCTGTGTTCACGCCCGAAAAAGTCAGCAGGCTTGCTATTAACAATTTCTATCCATACATTCTTTAAGTCATTATTCAAGTGATCAGGCGCGATCATTCTGGACTTGCCAGTGATACTGACTATGCCTAGACTTTCCTGTGATTGCTTTCCACGTTGTTTCATATTAAGTCCTTTCAAAAAATACCAATTTAGCTAAGCGATAGACTCCGATCGGTTTCCGCCCTGTGCTATAAGAGTTTGGGAATAGCCCTCCCATCCACTACCAGCCATCAGGAATACCGTTCGCATCAACTCTGCGTTTAATCTTTCGCCCTAAATCCAGCAGCGTCTTCTCATAATGACAGGCTCTACATAATCCCATTAGGTTGCTGTCGTCATTGCTGCCACCGTTCACCAGTGCCACGATATGATCAATCTCTTCAGCTAAGTTAATCTTTCCTTTATCACGGCAATGAACGCATAAAGGGTTCTGTCTGAGTATCCTGCGCCGTGTCTGCTGCAATTTTCTGCCTGTGATTCGTTCTTCTTTTTGCATTGCTTATCCTTTTCTTAATCCAATACTTACTTTTGCCAGCCTTCTTGTCCAAAAATAAAATGTCTCAGGTGCGATTTACGTATTTAGTGTTATATCTGTATATAGTGTATTAACTGTACTAACTGTATAAACCCAGTAAACACGGGACTTTGCACACTTATTACACTTTTTACGTTATTACACTTAGTACGCATTTCGCACTCCCATAATGTTTTAGTTACAATGGATAAAATAGTCTCTGGTTATGCTGCTTGCTTTCGCTGGATTTCCAATATCTATTAATTCCTGCCATCAGTGCAGGCTTGATCTCACGCACTGATAAATCTATAAGCTCGTTCTCTCTGATTCTCTTTATAAGTTCTGTCTGATTGATAGCCTCTTTAGTCTCAGTCTTATAATCCAGAATGATTTTGGCAATGCGTTCCATTTGTGGCGCTTTCTCATTGATAGACTTCATGCGTTCTATATCTACGCTGCCAATGATCTGAGCATTCCTGATAGCTTTATTCCAGAATATCTCTGGATGGTCTTTATCGTCTTCACTAATAACGGTTTGAATAGTTATGTTTGTTTCTCCCCATCTGACGCGACCTCCGTTCTTAATGTTGGCTATTGCCTTGGTGCCATCAATCGCTGTATCAATCCTTAATAGCGCATCGCTGTCCTGTTCGATCTCAGCAGTTCCGCTATGGCTTTCACCGTCTTTATTGGTATGGCCTATTGATACCCATGCAGCGCCCAGCTTGATGATTCTTTTGATGTAGTGCATTGCATCTTTATTCGCATTCTTTCCTTGTATGTCATGGGATAAGAATTTGAATGTATCAAGCACAATGATGGTGTTATCGAGCCGCAATTCATTATTAAGGTATTCAGAATAAAATGATTTCATATCATCTACGGTCTGAGCTGGGAATAATGAAAACCTTTCATGTCCTATATCGATGATCGCTTTCACATAAGGCGGTGACACATCGAAACCCCAGTAATGGCACTCTAGCGCCTCGTTCTCATCAAGTGCTTGCATACATAATGCCGTGACGAATGTCGTCTTAAATGAGCCAGAAGCACCGAATAAATAGGCATGATGCCCAGGGTGCGCTAATCCATCTATATAACGCCCAGCTTTGTCATACATTGCTAGCGTCTTCATGTTTGCTCTCATGGCTTCCTTTCTTTCGTTAATCTCTTTTAATGCTGCTCTTTTGATTGATTCTTTAAATGCAGCTTCCATCTCTTCTTTATAGTCGCCTATTTTTGAAGCTCTCACTTCTAAAGGCAAAGTCTGGTCTATGCTTTCATAGTCGATTACAGTAGGATTTAGTGCGCTTAAAGCGTCTATCTTTTCCAGTGCTTTATCATATCTAGTCATACACACCGCCGATCTTGAGATGGTCTGCTATATGCTGAAGGCGGTCTGCTGCGAATAACTTCATGCCTGAGCGTCTGCAATAAACGGCATAATTGCCGCCGATAGATTTATAAATATTCTTATTGTCAGCGCAATAAAGTTGTAACTTCTTTTTATCGCATTTAGCTCTGAGTGATTGAAATTCAGTCGTATATGATTTTGGATTAGTAAACATGGCTGCCTCCCATCTTTGCTTTGGCTTTTTCAGCTACGGTCAAACCGCATTTAGTAGCAAAATATAAGCAGGCACGATCTAGCTCAAAATCCGTGTGATCAGGATTAGCAGCTATAAACTCATTGATTAAGTTTTCGTATGTTTGAAACTTGCTCAATGGCTTTTTGCATAACTTAGGTATATGATTATTAATGTTCTTGGAAGCAACCCCACTAGGTGCTGGCTCTGTCATAAGGGCTGGCATTTTTTTCATTTTGCAACTCCCTTGGCAGATTCCCACGCTTCGAGGTCTGAGAGTTTCCAGCGAGTGCAACCAGGTGAAAGTTTTACAGGAGGGGGAAAGGTCGGGTCTGTGGCAACCCAGCGCCAGATAGTCACTCTGCTAACGCCGTAGCGCTTACCAGTGCTAATATCTGTAAGAAAAGGTGAGGGCGCTAAAATCTCTTTAGCGTTGCTATTATTATTACTATTCATGCTTAACTCCTTTTTGATTAATTTCACCAAAAAGGGGTTGTCTGTTTGAATGTGCTGATAGTAAAACCACCAGTACCCGCAAAACGATCAATTAAACTGTTTACTTTATCGGTTCACAGTTTTAATATACGCTCACGTATCAAGTGCAATTTTTAATATTTATTGCCTTCATCTCCATACAAATAACCGCCTTGCTTCTTTATCAAGGTAGTTAAACAGAGCATTACCGCTGTTAGGTCTATCTTGACTTAGCCGCCGCCCCGCTAGGTATTCCCGTACCTTTTGGGGCGTTTTCTTTTGGTGTTCCTATATAAACATCCAGAAACCACAATATGTAGTGTTTGTTAGTTTTTACAATCTATATTTTGTTGTTCCGTAATGTCATAATTAGAATCATAAACTACAAATGTCGTAACTTAAGGAATTTTTTCCTAGAAAAAAGCCCATGAGAGTTTAAAAAATAAAACAGTCAGTTTATAGTGTTAATAATCAAATACTTATCTAATTATTTAATGTTTAAAAAGACTACTGCACTCCTTTTTTTTGACGATTTATATGCATTTTTTTACACTTAACTACACTAAATTACACAGTTAAGAAACGTAAACAATTGTTAAGGTGAGCTTATAAATGAAAAAAGCCCCTCGAAAGGGGCTGTCATGGTATCTAGTTATTACTCATACTTATTCACTGATCTGTAAATGTCTTTAACCTTGCCGACTACTTTAATGCTATTCAGCATGGAAGGTGTTACTAAATAAGATTCTTCACTGTCTCGCATATATAGCGATGGTTTACGCTCAAAGAATCTGTAACCTATCCAGCCATCGTCCAGGGTAATGATATATAAGCCATTATCTAGCGTGCTGTCGGTGAAGTCTATAAGCAATAGATCGCCAGCGGATATGCCAGCCACAATGTCATCGTGATTTGATACTACTACGGCATTATCTCTATCTCGCAATGGGTCGCTGAATAGGGAGCGTATAAGGTCAAGGTTAAAGCTTGCATTACTGCTGCTATTTACTTGTAGTGTAGAATTGACGTTAGTCATGGTGTGATACTCCTAGTTAGTATTGCATCTTGATTAGAGGCTGTCTGTGTGACTGCACTTTCAGCCTCGCTTTACCCATGTTCCGCATAGGTGACAGTTAAACTCTTTTACTGTGTATGTTGATCACTTCGGCTGTATTCTTTCCGTTTATAAAGTCTGCCCAGTCCTGCATGAGTGCTGCACGTTTAGCGAGATAATCACCGCGCTGATAGGCCGCCTCTGATTTGTCTTTTAGTAAATGCGCTAAAGCGTGTTCAATAACCTCTCTAGGGTAGTTTGTACGCTCTCCAGCCCAGTCTCTGAATGTTGATCTAAAGCCGTGTGGCACTTCTTTTAATTCCATGCGCTTTAATACTGCTGATAGGCTCATATCTGAAAGCATACCGCCTCTAGGGGAAAAGAAAATATAAGGACTTTCAGCAAATCGCGGCATAGCTTTTAATAAATCAATAGCGGCATCAGATAACGGTACTCTGTGCTCTTTACCAGCTTTCATGCGTGAGGCTGGAATAATCCATAGCTTTTTATTAAAGTCGATTTCATCCCACTGAGCGCCTCGCACTTCGCCTGATCTGGTTGATGTAAGAATAGTAAATTCTAAGGCTCTAGCGCCTACGCCTATTTGTTCGCGTAGTTTTGGCATGAAGGCTGCCATATCATCTATGGGCATAGCTGCATGATGTTTAACTGCTTTAATCTTGCTAGGTTTTTGAAATACCTGATCTAAGTAGCCTTTCCATCTGGCAGGGTTTTCACCTGTACGGTATTCATTCACAGTCGCCCAGGCTAAGATTACTTCTATATTGCCTCGCAGTTTCTTAGCTGTGTCGGTCTTGGTCAACCATATAGGCTCTAATACTGCTTTTATTTCGTGAAGTGTGATTTCTGATACTGGCATTTTGCCAATAAATGGGCTGGCATAAGCTTTAATAGCGCTAATCCATTGCGCCTTATATTTCTCATTCTTAAACTCTTCGGATTTAGTCTCATGAACTGTTTTTGCAGCTTCATCGAAGGTAATACTATTGCGCTGTGAGGCCACTAGGCGCGCTTTAGAGGCTCTTTTTTCCTCGATAGGGTCAATGCCTTGCGCTATTAAAGATTTCTTCTCTAAGGCTCTTTCACGCGCTATAGCAAGTGATACCTCTGGATAGCCGCCCAAACCAATATCGCGCCTCTTATCGCCTATCTTTACGCGCAAAATCCACGATCTAACGCCTGAAGCTGTAACCTGAAGTTGCAAACCTGCCACACCGCCCACAGAGTGCAAACCTTCCTGTATAATGCGCTTCACTTCGATAGCAGATAGCTCTTTAGCAACCTTCGGCATAACATCCTACCCAACATAAAATTGTTATATTGGATATTACGCTTTGCTATTGATTATTACAAGCACTTTATTGAAATATTTGTAAGTAACTAATTTTATTAACTAAATTACTGTAAAACGGTACTGAATGAAACGGATTGTTACGGGTGAAAATAAGACACCTCTTCCGCCAGAATTCATGGGTGCCGCTTTTGTTAGCGGCATTTGTTTTTGTAGTGATTAAACTTTAAGGATGAAGCAATGAGCCAAATTATTATT